AAAGAACAGAAACGAAAACTGAAACCTCAGGCAATGCGTTCCCGAAAGGAAGCACTGAGACACTTCAAGAACTGTCACATGACCTCCCCCAAAAAGGGAGGTTCTCTTGTATAATTACTTCAGGTAAAACAAACACATGTTTAATTTCTTCAAAAAGAAACCATCAGACAAATCTGAACGACTTATTGGACAAGAACTGATTGATAAAGTCAAAGATCTTGATCATTTAAGTAAAACTGAGATTGCCATTGCTTGTGGGTACTATCGAGTTGTGAACGGTGAGACTTACCCACGTTTTACTGAATTTTACACTGCACTTCTGGATTCCAAAGGCATACCTTTAGGACCCCATCGCAAGTTGAGTTATCGTGCAATGGTTCAGGGCAACGGCAATATCGTGATCGGCAAAGCTTACACTGCCATGATGGATTTACATCCTGGTGATGAGTTTGACATCAAACTTGGTAAGGATTTTATCGAATTGACTCGTGTGGATCCGCTAAATATACAAACCAATTCATAGACTGTCACAGCACTCCTTGCACGGGGTGCTTTTTTATTGTATAATGACTTCATAAGAAAACAACTAATGACTGACCAACATCCACTCACTGACGACGTGCTAAAACAAATCGGATGTGAAAACCCGCTGGAGCTTCCGTGTCTATCAATTTCAGGCAGAGTGAGAGTCTTTGGTACTCAAGCCATGCGAACCGCTTATGACTTAGGTCGTGATGAGCAGCTTGAGAAGGTGATTACAGCCTGGGAACAGTCCTTGGTGATTCCAAGGACTGACATTCAGGATCTTCTTGATTTTGGTCAAAAGTTGAAAGCAATGCGCCCCCCCCACCACCCATGACTAACAACCCCGGAAATCCAATCAGGCTTGATGAAGGCCACGTTCAGCGTGGAGCTTCAGGTCAAGGGCCTAGAACACCCAAGCCAGACATTACGCCCAAGGGGCAGGGAACAAAAGGAGGACAACTGATGACTCAAATGCCAACTAATTATGATGATACACTTGACTATTGTGAAAGACTTCTCAAGACTATATTTGAAGAGACTCTAACTCTTGAAGAAAGCACTGAATATAAACTAAAAGAAGTTCAAGTGATTGTTGCACATTTATCAAACATTGAAAAAATGAAGTACACGAAGCACACATGGACGCCTTAATGATAACTGACCACTTCCACAACTGTCACACCACTCCTTCACAGAGGTGGTTTTTTATTGTATAATACTCTCATACACACAAACACCTGATGACTTACATTATTCTTCGTGATACTCTTGGATGTGGACTAAAAACCATTTCTAATATTGGTCTTGATGTATTTAAAAAAGATCAACTGGATGAATATATTTGCCATGCGGCAGAGATTATCGCAGATGAAGATGGTTATGGTGACTTGAGTAATTATCTTGAGCACGCTCCTTGTATTGGAGACAGTCTTGCAATCTGTGAGATTTTAACAAAAACCGAATTCGGAACTACAGTAAGTGATTATGTTTTTGATGTTGTTGAGGAAAGGAAAAACGAAAAAGAAAAAGAAGAGTATGAACTTTATTTAAAATTGAAGGAAAAATTTGACAAATGAAAATTATAAGAGTATCTAAATCTACGACTTATTACGTAGAAACTGATAACCCAGATTTTCCAGATTATAGGACTGATGAGACTGGAACTCATTGGGAGAATGCTATGGGAGATAGTTGGGAATCAGTTTATGGTGAAGAAAGAGAACTCCAAGGAATTTTTCTTGATTATATGAAACACAACAAGGTGGAGGACAATGATTGATCCCAACCCAGAATGTTCCAGAAAGGATTGCAAGTTTATTGAAACTCCGGGTGTAACCACTCTTGCATATTATCCTCCAATTTATGATAAGAATGGAATGAATACCAATCCAGACATGAATACCTCAACTTCTACTCTCGAATGTCTTATTTGCTGTAAGAGATGGAGATGTGTCACTCAATGTGGTGAAACCGTTTTTACTGAAATCAAAACATGAAAAATCCAAAGAGAGTTATGGTTTTGAATCCACTTCCACAACCGTCACAGCACTCCTTTACAGGGGTGCTTTTTTATTGTATACTACATTCATACGAAACAAACCAATGACCGTCAGGCACGAAATCAAATCTCAACTTGCCAAACTTCTTGCCACTGAAGACCTTGTGGTTGAGAATAAGAATGTTGAGACCGCATGTTTCAATGTCCATACTCGTGTGCTGACATTGCCGAACTGGGATAAGGCAGGTAATGAGATATATGATATGTTGGTGGCACATGAAGTGGGACATGCACTTTATACACCAGATCGTGATTGGATAAAAGAATACAAGATACCTCCACAGTTTGTGAATGTGGTGGAGGATGTTCGCATTGAGAAAATGATGAAGCGTCGTTATGCTGGTATCTCTAAGACCTTCTATAAAGGATATAATGTTCTTGCCGATGAGGACTTCTTTGGTGTTGAGTGTGAAGATGTAAGTAAGATGAATCTTGCCGACCGTGTAAATCTTCACTTCAAGATTGGTAACTTTGTTGATATTCCTTTCGGTGAAGATGTAGAGATGTCTATTGTTCGCATGATCAAAGATTGTGAGAACTTTGATGATGTTCTGATTGCGGCACAGACACTCTATAAGTATTGTAAGGAGCAGATGAACACCGAAACCAAGACTGATATGGATTCATTGGAATCACAAAGTTCTGGTTCATCTGAAGAACAGTCTGATAACTCCATGGAGCAACAACAGCAACCTGGAGAATCTGAAGATAGTACTGATACCGAGCAAGACACCACCGAGCAAGACACCACCGAGCAAGACACCGCCGAGCAAGACACCGAGCATGTTCGTCAAGGTGGAGAAACCAATCCTGAACCTAAAGTCGATACAATGGACTCATTAGAAGATGCAATTAAAAAACTTGCATCTATGGATGGATTTGAGAATGTTTATATAGAACTTCCTCAAGTTAATCTTGATGATATTATTGTTCCAAATGGAGAGATTCATGAGAGATGTGATGAACTCTGGGACAATCCTCACGATCCTTATCTGTTTGATTATGTTGATAGTGAGTTTCTGAAATTTAAAAAATCAGCACAGAAAGAGGTAAATTATCTTGTCAAAGAATTTGAGTGTAGAAAATCTGCTAATAGTTATGCTCGTGCTACTACTAGTCGCACTGGAGTTTTGGACTGCTCTAAACTTCACACCTACAAATACAATGAAGACTTATTCAAGAAAGTAACCACACTTGCCGATGGTAAAGACCATGGGTTGATTTTCATTCTCGATTGGTCTGGTTCTATGGGAAATGTATTAATGGACACCATGAAGCAGTTATTCAATCTTGTATGGTTCTGTAAAAAAGTTTCTATTCCATTTGAAGTATATGCATTCACGAATGAATATCCATTAATGAGTGATGATGGAGAACATCTTTTTCGTAAACGTCCTTATGAGAAAAAAGATGGTTTGGCGCAGATTCATGAATATTTTTCTTTGATGAATATTCTATCTTATAAAGTAAATTCCAAAACTTTAGAAAAACAAATAAAGAATATGTTCCGTATTGCTCAATATATTAATTTTGGTGCAAGATATCCTATTCCTCATGGAATGGGATTGTCTGGAACTCCTTTGGATGAAACGATGATTGCACTTCATCAAATTATTCCACAATTTAAGAAAAATACTAAAGTTCAAAAAGTTCAGTGTGTTGTTCTGACTGATGGTGAGGGATATGGACTTACTTATCACCGTGAGATTCAACGTTCTTGGGAATGTGAACCTTTTATTGGAGTTGGTAGAATTACTGATAACTGTTATCTCCGAGATCGTAAAACGGGAAACACTTATTCTTTGAATTCTATGTGGGATGATTACACTGATATTTTAATTCAAAATTTGAGAGACAATTTTACTGATACTAATTTTATTGGTATTCGTGTTCTTGAGTCTCGTGATTCTCATCGTTTTATTAGTCGGTACACTTTTGGTGAATATAAATTAAGAGAGAAAATACAAAACCAGTGGAAAAAGGAGAAATCGTTTTCTATTAAGAACTCTGGTTATCATTCTTATATTGCACTTTCAGCAACAACTCTTACAAGTGAATCTGAATTTGAGGTATCAGAAGATGCTTCTAAAACACAAATCAAAAAATCTTTTATGAAGAGTCTGAAGAACAAAAAAATGAATAAGAAAATTCTAAATGAGTTTGTGGGACTCGTTGCTTGATAAATATTTTTATAGTAATAGGTATTAAGAATGTCTAAATTTGGAGATTTATTGGGAGGAAAAACTCCAGCACCAGCTCCAGCAGCACCTGCACAACCTGCTCCAGTTGCAGTCCCTTCAGAACCAGCAGAAGCAATTGCTCCTGAACCTACTCAAGAAGTTTTTGAAAGTGATGTTTCTATCGATGAAATGAGTAAGGACGAACTTGAAGAGTATGGTAGAACTGTTGGTATCGAACTGGACAGGAGACATTCTCGTAGAAAATTGATTAAAGAGTTGAAAGAGCATCTGACCAATTCTTAAACTGTCCACTGGGGGTCGTTGAGACCCCTTTTTCATTGTATAATAACTTCAGTTGAAACCAACAAAACAAGATCATGTCTCTTTCTGCTGATTGCATCGTCACTTCCTTACAGGAACTTTATGGGGAGTCTGTAACCGGTTCTGATATTCGTGGATGGTGTGCGATGAATGGATCTAACTATCAGACAGTTACAAATAAAATTTCTGATTATAAAGTTGGACGTGGTAAGTGGAACCTTACCGTTCGGGAACAAATGGAGCAAACCTATCAAGTTCCCCCTGCTCCCCCTGCAATAATTCCTGCTCAGGAACAAAACTTTATTCCTGATAAAGATGATACTTTCGTCAAGTTTGGTAACTTTGGTGATCTTAAAAAAATTATTCAGTCCAATCTTTTTTACCCAACGTTTATTACGGGTCTTTCGGGTAATGGTAAAACGTTGTCTGTAGAGCAAGCTTGTGCTCAACTTGGACGTGAACTCATTCGTGTAAACATTACTATTGAGACAGATGAAGATGATCTTATTGGTGGTTTCCGTCTTGTCGGTGGGGCAACTGTTTGGCATAACGGACCTGTCACTGAAGCACTCCAGAGAGGAGCAATCTTGCTACTCGATGAAGTTGACCTTGCTAGCAATAAAATCCTCTGTCTCCAGTCCATCCTTGAAGGTAAGGGTGTGTTCCTGAAAAAGATCGGTAAGTATGTAAAACCAACAAAAGGTTTCAATGTATTTGCCACTGCGA